TATGTCGGGAGAGGTGTATTCGCGTCAAGAAATGTGTATTGACCCAACATTACGCGAATGACGCTTCGCTCAATCCCAGCGTTCGCTGGGCGAATGACGCTTCGCTCAATCCCAGCGTTCGCTGGGCGAATGACGCTTCGCTCAATCCCAGCGTTCGCTTACTATGCTGTAACATACCGGATTGCGGGTGTATATACAAATATTTCACTTGTTGATTCTACCGTACTAGAATATATGATTGTTAATGTTACACTATATGTATTCCCTACAATAATCAATTCACTTCCCGAGTATATTATCGGAATATTAATCGTATGTTCACCTGTTCCATTGATGGGTTGACCATATATATCCGTCAAGGTCGAATAATTGGCATTCAAGCCGTTTACCTTTATATTTGTGATGACGATACCAGGAGCAATACCATTATTAATCGTAAATATGAGCTGTGCGTAGTTCAAACCACTACTGTTATAATATCCAATAATATCTGAAATAGATGGTTTCGCAGAAGTCGGCAAAATCAAAATATTCGACGCTATACTTGATTCACTTGTAAGGTATCCATTATACGCAGCAACGACAACAGAATAGGATCCGTCCACTATATATGACCCCGTAAGTTGAGTTATATTTGATGTAAATTTAGTATTGACATTGCTAGAAGCGATATTATAAGTAAATGTTTGTGTATTTTTAGTACTATCTAATTTTGTAATCGTAATATTATAATATTTAATCGCACTTCCGCCATTATCCGGTTTTTCCCAATTTACACTAATATAATTTCGGGACACATCCGTCATCGTTGGTGGTAATAAAGCGAATCTAGAGCTTGCGACGACATTTAAAGGTGCCCTCGGTTTCATTAATGTTCGCGCCGTCAATATATTTGATTCAGGTCCAACCCCGACCGCATTAATCGGTTCTATTTTCAAATTGTATTTTTTTTCATTTTCCACATTTCGTAATATGTATCTTTTTACCGACGATGATATAGATATTACATTGCTTACATCAATATTTAGTTTATTCCACGTAGTAGTAGTGGTCTCGCGATAATATAAGTTATATGAAGTAATTGGCGGCCCATTATACCCACCAGGGACCGACGTTCCCAAATTCGACGGGTTCGTCCATTTCACGTCAATCATCAGATTTTTACGTTCATCGATGTCGCTGAACGAAAATTCGGTGACAATGCTCGGAACGGATGATGTCTTAAACGTGAGTGTGGCGGGAACACTACTCAAGCCGCGTTCATTCCCGGAAAAAACCGACAAATAATACACGGTATTTGTAAGGATCGGTATTGAACCGTCCTTTTTCTCAAAGACGACAGAATTCCCGTTTAATTCACCAGATATCGGGTTATAACTCACATTGTCACCGGTCTTGGGACCATTTGGCAGAATACTCGTATAGGGTGCCCATGTTTTATTATCTACCGAATAGGTTACAACATAACCAGTTATTGGAAACCCCCCATTCGAATCAGGCGCATCCCAACGAAGCGTAATACGATTCAGAACCACGTCAAATGCGGAGACTACAAAATTGGTGGGAGCGGTAAGGGCTGTTGTCGGGATATTCGATGTCAGTTGAAGACCTGCCTTATATTCATAGGTCTTCTTATAATTGTATAAATTCACAGAGGGGTCATAGCATAATAGACGCTCCTTCCCCGGAACACCGCACGCCGACGTGAGACCACATTGTAATCTCGCCCGGGATTCCGGCGTTGATGGGCAAACCAGTGTAAATGGCCCGAGCCCAGCGGCACCCCCGGTTCCCGTAGACTGGCTCAAATACTTATTTTCATTCCCAATCTGACGCATTAATTCACCGCGCGACGCCTTCGCATATTTCTGACTTTTCGTGAGTCCGCCAACATTTTTATCGTATTTGAGAATCTCGGCTTTGCGACGCATATCATAAACATCATCTACCTGGGTGGGTGTTAATTTTGCGCCGGTTACACTGTCAAATAAATTGGAATTACGGCAATTCGGCGTGAAACGCGTCCAGAACTGGCGATTGTATGGATTGGTATAAAAAACGTTGGTATTACAATTGATAATGGCTGGTGTTATTTTGAATACATTTATGTCAAAATACGCGGTTTTGCTTTTGAAATTGATGGTTTCCAATTGGGTTACAGTGATTGTTGCGACACCATCCAAATAAATACGACCAGTAAATACCCCATCCGCGTATACGATTTTGACAACTTCTTCATTTGATGACGCTATCGAAAAATTCGCACTTGCGTCGGTATTATTGGATACAGGTGGCACGATTACAAACGACCCTTCGGTCGTCATTTTATTTAAATCTGTTAGGGTATATCTCTGCGTCGGATCGGAAGTATTGACCGCGGGAGTCTGGCCTACAAATGTCGGGGTAGATTTCACGATTTTTAAAGAGATTGATCTTCCTGAGAAAAAACTGGTTTCACCGATATATTGAATGGAACGGTCATACATCGGCGTAGCGGCCTGATAAAATTTTATCTTGACAGGAATATCATTATTGTTCGCATCAACGGTCGCCTTCCTAACTAATATTTTACTGGAATCAACAATACGGATATATTCATTTTCAGTGACAAGTGTTTCAGTTGAACCACCGACAGTTCGTGAAATGTAATAAACCACATTTGTATAATCGAGGTTTCCATTCTCTATATTTTTTCGGTCGGTTGTCGCGAATTCCGCAAAACTTAAATCAAAATAACCATCTAGGTATTCTATTGAAATAATACCGTTAATAAAATCATTGCTATTCGTGTTTTGCGGTGTTTTATTACGAGGGTCACTTATTTTGTAAGATCCAGGTAGACTGATAAACGAACGTATCGTAATATTGGTAGTATCTCTTCTTATTATAATGGGCAGGTTGATTACTTTTTCAAGAAAATCAGACGTCGCATTCTGCCTTATTTCCATCGGCACATTTACCGTCGATATCGATTGAGTAAACCCGCCAGTTGAATTGTATACCCCATTAATAATCAAAACGTTACGATACGGCAATTTTATCTCTCCGGCACCATCAATACGATACAACCCAGTAGAAGCACCGGTCTGTGGAATGACATAATAATCCTTCTCTAGAGTAATAATCGAAATCGAATAACCATTTGTTGGAAATGAATAATTAATCATTGTAGATGGATCGTTATTCGTTGAGGTAATTTTAATCAAAGGAACCACGCCAATCATCGTAGAACGGATATTTGTTATCGCGGAGCTAATATCGGTATCACGCGAGGTTATCCCATTTGGGATTGTATATGTCCCAGGCTGTAAGGTATATGTTGTAAGATACGCGAGTGAATAAACATTAAACCGAATATTTGTCTCAGTCTCAAAATATACAGGTCCATTTGGCGAGTCTTGTGCTAAAGGCGGAGACCAAGCCGGTACGCTCATTATATATTACTACTACTACGTATAATACTACATATTACATTGGATTTTGTATTTCGTACTTACACTAACATTTTCATTTTTTACACGACAATACTGCGGTGTAAAAAATATGTGATCGTTTATCGCATATACCAGATATTCGACAAATAAGAACCAACTGATTTTGTAGCAGTTGTATCCCCGCCGCCATTTGTAACCATTTTCAAATTCGGGCCTTCATCAACAATACTCATAATCTTATTTGCGCCGATCGAGTAATTAAAATATTGAATGGTTGAAATATATCCGCTAAACCTATTCGCAGATTTATCCTCGCCAATATTCACCTTTCCATAATTCTGGAGAGGAATACCGGCGGTCTTGCGGCGTTGTGCTAAACGTCCATTGACATACAAGTCAATGACGTTATTTGTAACACGTATAACCGCATTCACCCACTTCTTCATAGGAATATCCGTTGCGATTAGTTTCTCGTGTAAATCCTCCTTTGTTTTGGAAGTACCACCCTTTCCATTCACATCAACCACCGCCATTAATGTAATATTTTCACCCGTGTCTGTCCTATCAGGGTTGGTTGCGCTGGTAACCTTTGTTCGTTTCAGATATAAGCCTGGTGCGTTGTTCGGATAATAAATTCCACTATTGGGGCCAATAGCATTTTCTTTTGTTCCTTCTCCGCCTTTACTAAATACTCTGGAATATTTGTCTTCTGTCTGCGGAGCTTGATTGACTAAAAACCACGCAGACCACGTATATTCTAAACCTCCGTCCTCGTTCATAGAACGTGCGATAAAAACCGAATCAGGTGAAGATGGGTCCTGCGTGATATTCATTGCCATATCTTCTGTATTCGCAGTTCCATTCAAGACAAAGGGTGACATTGATGGAAGCATAAAATAGGACAACCCAATAATCGTAAGTTTAAGTAATACCGAAAAGGAAATAAACACCATTAATATAAATGCGAATTTGGCTACATAACTATTTGATTCCATAAAATCTTTTACTCCAAACCCGCCGATTCCAGAACTACTGGACAATCCGGCTTGGCCTGGACTTGAAAATCCGGATGTTATTCCATTTAAGAAGCCGCCGCCGCCGCCGCCGCCGCCGCCGCCGCCGCCGCCGCCTCCGCCGCCGTCGCTACTACTCATCTTTTCTATTATACGAAACGAAGGAAATTATGAATAATTTATACTATATATTAGGAAGCAAAAAAAAACAATATAGAATAAATTGCCAACCAAGGGTATGGTATGGACCACCCATTCACGGGTCATTAGGTGCTAACACTGGTCTGTTCCTGATTATCAACGATGAAACTCAATTTCACCTTGTATTTATTGAGCAGGTCGCTCCAGGGGCTTCCGCCAAATCCTTGCGAGTAAATATCCCAGGCTTCCTGCGGCGCAATTGGCGAAGACTTCAGCTTGACATTTGTGATAAACCCGACATCCTTATTTCGTACAGTAGTCGGATCCTCGCCCAATACAATACTCTGTGTTTTGGCCAGTTCAGAACCCATATTTACAACACACGATTTCACCAATTTACCGTCTACATAAACATCCATCGCGGAACCGTTAAACGAGACAATGAGATTCACCCATTTTTGAAGAGGAAATTCGGAAATCTCGCAATTCGTAGGATTAGAAGAAGTAGCCTTGGGTTGAATTACGATATTATTTGTGTCGTTTTTCAAATAGATCTTGAATATTTCGGATCCGATACTGGCACCAGCGTTGTTAAAGAACGTGACAACATTTGCGGAATTCGCCCATTCCTTAATATAGAACCACACCGAGATTGAACTATTTGCCTTGAAACTATTCGGCAAATTTCCAGAAGTCAATGTGGTTTTATTCGTCCATTTTTGCATAGTTCCTAAAGTAGAATAACTTGTCGTTAACGCCTTAAAAATGACATACAACAACAATAAAATAACAATAACAGCCAATACAAGTTTTGAATTCATATTATATATAACATATGTAGATATAATATTCGATACCCGCCCCCGGGGTGATTATTGCGAATACACATTTGTCGAACCCGTCGATTTCACTTCATCCGCAATGGTCTTCATTCCGATCATCGGTGGGTCTTGCGATTTCAACATATTATATGTCCACCGGATTTGTTCCAACGTCAGCGGCTCTTTGTGAAAGGCTACATTACATATATTTCCACTTAATCCTTGGGGTTTTGCTGGTGTTCCGCCATCATCGCCGCTCGTAATAGACGCTATCGTAATATCCGGAACAATAAATGTACTTTTTGCGACAAGCTCGTTATTCAAAAACACATCCATCGATTTACCATCATAATTAATAACAAAATAATTCCATTTCTGTAATGACAATTGTTTATCTGTCTGTAATTCATTTAAAATATCGAATTTACCCTTTTCGGTCGGGGTTAAATTCTTGGTATTCTTGTAATTGAAGAGTGAGTTATATATTTCAGTCGGTGTGCTATTAGGTGTTCCAGTAGACAAATTGATCGTCTTACACGATACTTTGAATTCGTTCGTATTCGGGTTATACGTCAGTGTTGGAACACCGCCGAAACTAAATATTTCTAAATCCTTGTTATTTGCCGTTACATTGTTATTCAACCAAAACCATCCGGAAATAGAATAACTGTATCGCTTCTTCTCTTCGGGAGGGCAATTCGCGGCTTTATCGTCGATGCTTCGGTTCATTCCGGTGTTATGGAAAATAAAGATTTTTGGACTCTGGGCATTTAATCCGGTATCGTGTTTTGGCCGGAGTGGAATCGGCGCGGCAATGATTTGTGAATTAGACGCACCAATATAGTTCAACAAATATGGACCGCCGTATAAGATTGCGATGAGAAGAATCTCGATTGCCAGAATAATCCAGATCGTAGGGGTTGTATCACCGATGGCACCTTGAGACTTAGTAAGAAGCCCGAGGAATAAACACGGAATATAAATAATACATAACCAAAGCAAGCGCAGGAATTTAACACCAATAAATGATTTCGTGAGATGGAATAAGAACATAACGATAATAAGGACGACCATTACGGAGTGTTGTTTATAATACGCAAGTGCGCATAACAGTATAAAGAATATCGTATTCACAATGAAGCGAATATTTGTGAGAAGATTTGAAAATGGTAACATTACGGGCTCGGCGGCACCAGCTTCACCCGGCTTCTTATTATCGATGAACTCTAAGAAATAATGAAAAAATAGGATCGCCAGACCTAAAACGGTCATACCCGTTACCGACATCCGGTTTTTATCATCTTGTTCTGTATCATAGACCCAAACAATTACCATCAACACGATGTAAATAATATGAGTCATACCGAATGTGAGCTGTTTCATTGGAGTGTTTGTATCTTCGGGTTTGTAATCATCGAATAAGTAGTCTTCTGGCGTTTTGCTATTCACCTTGGTGAATTTCCCTCGGATATACGCGACTACACCCGCAATCGCGACAATCGCCATAATCACGTAAATCACCTGGGCAGTTGGCGAGTTCAATTGTGCGACGAAACCCCCAGATGCTGCGTCTTCTTCCGCATTACGATTATTCGAACCGACCTTATATACATAATAAATAACCGTGAGTATCAAAATAACGAACGAAATTGTCAGTAATATGGCTTTGATGAGCTTACCGATTGCGCCGACTTTGGTTTGGTCGAGTGTTTCCGGTTTATTTTTAAGCGCTTCTTCCATCGCGTTTTTGGCGTCCTGAGGCGCACCAGGTACTGCGGCTGCGGCTATTATATCTTGTTGTGCCTTCTCTGTATAATCCGGTGCGGCCATCGATGTCACACTTTTAGGATCGATTGGGTCACCGGTAGGAAATAACCGAAGATCTATGATGCGGTCGGTAGGTCGCTGCCCATCCGCCTTCCATTCCCAAAACTTAAATTTATCGAGCTCCTCTCCGGCTTTCGATTTGAACGCACCGACTCCTAGAAAACCAGGAATAGCGTATAAAATTAACTTGAAAACGGTAACAAACAACCAGGGAATCAAATAAATCGCGGTGAATAATAACCGGATAATACGGACGATACCTGATTCATTTTTAAACGCATCTGCTACTGGATGCCCGGCAATCAAAAAATATAAACCGGGTATCGAACAAAACGCAAAAAGAACGGCGAGGGCGATGGCCCACCCCCACCCATACGGCACCTCTGGCATAGTGCTGTCTTTCGTTCGGAGATAGTGCCAATACCACGACAGTCCAAACAGCCCGATTGTAAGGAATCCTATGAATACCAGGAAACCCTTCCCGGGACCAATCGATTGGAGATTAGGATTTGAATTATACTGCCATACCTGTATGGATTCTGCGAACCGCAAAATTGTATCCAGACCGCCGACGTTGAGCTCCTTGACCATCGGAAGCAATAATATTCCGCATAATAAAAGCCCGACAATCAATACAATAAAAAATGTGTCGATTAATTCTTTGACTTTCGGAAACATATCTCCGGTAAACGACTGTGCGATCCAGGCGTTGGTTGTTTCGGATGTAGATACGCGTGTGAACAAAATAGCAACCCACGAGATAATGAGTATCACCAGTAAAAAGGGGTTCCACATGGCACCTTTGGCGATGCGAACGACCGAAGGAGAGAAATTATTGTTATTCACACTGCTGTTATACGTATTCAAAAGAGCATCCCATTCTGCCCCAGTTATATTATCGATTTCGTCATTTTTTATTTTATTATATGCTTTCGTACGTTTTGCTTCTGTAATCACTTCAGCACCATCATTTAAATTCTCACAATATAAATTCTCACCAAAACCCGCTGGTCTCGCCTTGATGGGTCTCGCCACAGCATTAACGGGATGTATAAACGGAGATTGAAATATATTAATCAATAAACTATCATCATTCGGAAATCCGCGACAAATTCCCATCCGTAAACGCACGGTGCGGAAAACAGTAATCATCAAGATAATGACCACTGAAAGCGTCATAAAAACGCCGTTTACGATTTCGGACGGTTTTTGTTTCATTCGTACGCGGTCTACAACCGCATCGTCGATCATTTTATCTGTTACTTCGGCTCCATTAACTGCCTTCTTCTTTAATTCTTTGGCGACCTCTTCTCTCAATATCTGGGATTGTTCTTTGGTTATTTCATCTCTGTTTTGTTGTAGAGCCATATCAATAATGTTCCAAATGTAACATCCAAATAACAAAATCGCCAATACAACACCAGAGAAATAGTATGTTTTCGATTTTTCTAATGCGCCGATAGTGAGGACAAGAAATACAACTGCGAAAATCATATAAATCCCACCGTGTGCGGCAAACACATTATTGTCAAATGAATCTACCGCCTTCGAACCGGTGTTGGAACCGGTGAATCCAGGCCAGTTCTGACTTTTCGCAATCCATAAAATTCCGCACATGAAAAACGCCAGAATAGAAACACACTTTATAACCCACGCACTACCACCACCGGCATTATTATAATCAAACATATTAAACGCGTATAATCCGCCAGCGGCAAGCGCATACCCAATCACCTGTAATACCAATCCAATCACCAATGCCGTGCTTGCCCCATTATTCACGGGATTTTTTTTATATTCTGTCTCTTTCGCTTTATCCGGACTCGCCAGTATTTCCTTGCTTTCATTCTCGATTATTTTCGCACGTGCGACCATATAAAATCCTAATACCGAACCGATGAAACCACCAAGCCCGAGTTTTTTCGTTGTTGATTTATCTGCTGCGTCGTCACTCGACGCATCTTCGCGGAAGATTTTCCATAATGAGTAAAGAACCAATACGATTCCGATTATAGAAAATGCGCCTCCAAATACGTTTAGAGAATTTATGTCAGCGTCTGACGGTTTCGATTGGCGATTATTAATGGGGATACTGCCGAACCCGAGACCGAGACCTACTGAGACCGCAATAATTATACCGATGACAAGTGCGGGTACTTTGCCTTCAAACGGATTTTGGGGCTGACCGGCTTGAGCCTGACCCTGACTTGGCTGATGTACCGTCGGTAATATATATTTTTCAGCGCCAGTGCCGCTTAGCCACTTCTTATACGATTTCACGTCTCCTTTCATTACCCATAATGCGTATATAAATACCAATATCAACATCATAAAACTAGCCAACTCTGATCGGACAACATTCCACGAAAAAAACCCGACAAGGAATATGACAGAAATAATAATAATAGGTAAATAGTCTAGTAATTTATTTATATGAAATGATTCTTCTACAGAGGCGGTGGCATCCATATAATGAATAATTTATGATGAATAATTTATAATTACAACAACACCCAGTTATAATTATAAGATATAATAATGCTTCGCCGTCTACCGCCGTCTACTGCCGTCTCGAACGGCCGCCCTCGTCGGGCGTTTACAAGAACGACATCGCGGTCTTTTTCCCGTGGCAATCACGACACAATGCTACTAAATTATCGACGTGATTCGATCCACCGTGTTCTAAAGCAATGACATGATCGACTTCAAACCACGCAGGCAATTGACGTTGACAATCACCGCATTTCCAGCCCTGTTGTGCTGCGACGTATTTCTTCTTTGTTTCACTGACACTTCGCTTGCTAGAGCCCTTGCCGGAATTAAGAACTCGTCTCTCAGCGGGGGTTCCGCCCCCCAACGACGGTCGTGCTATGGGGGGTCCGCCCCCCAACGGCGGGGCTGTGCCGGCCATCGCGCCGCCTGTAGCACCAGCCATCGCACCGGCCATCGCACCGCCACTCATAATATTTACTAGGTTACCGTCGTTGGGGGGCGGAACCCCCGCGGACCTCCCGGTGAAATCAAAAAACGGGGTTATCATATCCGCCGTCCCCTTACTAATCGGCATATACTTAATAATATCATTTGCGTGAAATAACAACTGCCTAGAGTTTTCAGGATTGCGGCGTAGGAAGAGGAAGAGCGAGAGACCAACAAACCCAAATGTCGCCATTTTGATCAGTTTCTGATTGGATTGAAACATTTTCATAAGACGCCCGTCATAGTATGTATTTGCGATTAAGACGGCAGTTATAATAAACACGATATACTCTACCTTTATCATATTATGTGATTCTTATTGTCGGTTATATTATAATGGTAAAATAACGGTGCGTTCTATTCGGTTCCATCATTTATTATGATAATAATACGCCGCATACCCCAATCCCGCCATCACAAGTAAATAAACCAACTTCTCCCGGTATTTCAATTCCTCTAATATCTGTATCGGTTTTGGGCGATAGTGTAAATAATATCTCTCGAGTGCGTCGTGTAAAGAAACCTCATCCTTCATCTGGAGGACATTATATCGATTATGAATAAAATGGACCCACTTGATAAACGAATCGCGACTGTCTAAATAGGGCGTAACAGGATATTTATCCAACATACGACTAAATTCGGATGACATTTCCGGATCAGGAATAAACATCGCGAAATTCTGAATAAAGTCGTAATACTTTTTACGCGTGACATCATTGACGTGGTCTGGATAATTCACCGCGACGGACATTAAAAAGAACCAGTAATGAGGACCCCATACCGTCGCGTCTAGTTTCAACATCGAGCGTATGCGTGCGTATGCGTGCGGTCGATTGTCTTTACTATGAAATAACATAAAAACAATATCATAATTACGGTAAATGAATATGCTGATGTCAGAAGACGTCTGCGTCGATGCCGCGGTAGCTGCTGCCGTCGAGGCACAGAATAGAGAAGAAATTCCGAAAATACATAATCCTAAATCCGCATTGTCGTATATGGAAATGAACCAATTGAAAGCATCCATACAGACGTTTTCACCATATAAACCCGCCACCGCCGCCACTGCCACCGCCACCGCCGCCGCCTCCGCCGCAGCAGTATCCGAGAACAAGTATTTCTGTAATAATTGTAATCGGAATAACCACGTATATAACAATTGCCGCGCACCAATTACAAGTATCGGGGTTATAGCGTTTCGGTGTGGTGAGACCGGACCCGAGTATTTGATGATACGGCGGCGTGACTCATTCGGGTTCGTTGATTTTATACGGGGTAAGTATTCGTTACACGATGAAGCGTATATCCAGCGGATTATCGACGAAATGACCGTTCACGAAAAAGCCAACCTGATGCGACTTACATTTGATCAGTTATGGAAACTCTTGTGGGGAGATTATACACGTGGAAGTCAATACAAAAACGAAGAAATGGTGTCATTTGAAAAGTATCGGCAAGTTCTGGGCGGAATACGCACAAAAGATGGACGTGTGAAAAACCTCCAGCAGTTTATCGATGATTCGAAAACACGTTGGAATGAAACGGAATGGGGATTTCCGAAAGGCCGGCGGAATTATAACGAAAAGGATATCTCGTGTGCTCTGCGGGAATGCCTGGAAGAAACGGGGTATGATATAACATCCGACAACGTAATTCAGAATATCGCACCATATGAAGAGATATTTATGGGGTCAGATATGAAATGCTATAAGCAGAAATATTTCTTGGCGATGGTGGATTTAGAAAAGAAGCCGAAAACCGCACACGATATTATGGAAGTTGGGTTGATGAAATGGATGCCATATGACGAATGTATTCAGATGATACGCCCTTATAATTTAGAAAAGATCGGGATTATTCGTAAAATCAATAACATTCTGAGTAGATATCGCATTTATTAAGATTGTTCCTTTTATTTCGTATAGTTATATAAAGGATAAAGTATTCAAATAATAATAGAAGAATAGAATAGTAGTATGAGTGCTGAAGATGAAAATATACCGATAGAAATGGTAATGGCGGAAGCGGGCGGTGGCGGCGGCGTACCTGCGGCCGTACCTGCGGCCGTACCCGTACCTGTACCGGCAGTGAAACGTACGATTAAACCAAAAAGTGCTTCTGGAGCGGGCGGTGGTGTAAAAGCACAACCAATGGCCGCCGCACCCCCCGAATCAAACGCATCCGAAATAGCCCGGTTAACAAATGAACTAGATCAGAGTGTGCGATTATTAAAACCTGACGATCTAAATAATCCGTTCAGCAAGGAATTCAATAAATTATTATTGAAAAAGGAATTGCTCGAGAGGGCATATACACTTCACGATATCGGGGTATTGCCTGGTTCTGAAAGCGAAGGCGAAGGCGAAGGCGAAGATACGAAGCATTTATACCCTACCCTAAATGACCCCAATTTCAATACCAAAATCGCCCTTCGTAAAGAATTCTTCGATACCAAGATGGATGTTGATAATACACTCAGTGTTGAAGAACAGGCAGAGATATTATGTAACGCTCCATTTGAACTCGCACCAAACCAGCAATTCGTCCGCAATTTCCTCTCAGTAGAAACACCGTATAACAGCTTGTTATTATATCACGGATTAGGAACGGGGAAGACGTGCTCGGCCATTAGCGTCGCAGAAGAAATGCGGGATTATATGAAACAGATGGGAATATCGCAGCGTATTGTTGTAATTGCGTCTCCAAACGTCCAGGAGAATTTCCGTCTCCAGCTGTTTGATGAACGCGAGTTGCGAGAGATTGAGCCGGGAGTATGGAATATACGTGCGTGTACCGGGAATAAATTCATCAAGGAAGTCAATCCGATGAATATGAAAGGACTCACCCGCGATAAAATCGTCAAACAAATCCGGCGCTTGATTTCGTCGCATTATTTATTTTTCGGGTATAACGAATTCGCGAATTATGTGCGTAATAATGCGGCGAGTATGGGGATTTCTAAGGATAATGTCGCAATACAGGAGAAACGCAAAAAGGGTGCGGGTGCGGTCGCGGCGGTCGCGGTCGCGGTCGCGGTCGCGAAAAAAGGCCGTAAAACCGCGGCGGATATCGCAAAAGCAGCCGAGGCGGAAATGATGGCAATCGAAACATTGTCCGTCTCTAAATTACGGAAATTATTCGCGAATACATTGATCATCATTGACGAAGTTCATAATATCCGTATTACGGATGATAATCGTGATAAACGTGTGGCGAAAATATTGTTTCAAATCGCTCAGAAAGTCAACAATGTGCGTCTTTTATTGTTATCCGGCACACCGATGTATAACAGTTATAAGGAAATCGTCTGGCTGATTAATCTGATGAATTTGAACGACAAGCGTGCGACGATTGATATTGCGGATGTATTTGATGACCGAGGGAATTTCCGTGTAGACACAGATGGACGAGAATCAGGAATGGAACTCCTCGTTCGTAAAGCGACCGGTTATCTTTCATTTGTGCGTGGTGAAAATCCGTATACATTTCCGTATCGTATATTTCCGAGCGAACATTCACCCGAACATTCACTTCTTGCGCAAATACGAGGAGGCCGTCGTCCTTACCCGCGAACCCAACTCAACGGGAAACATATCGATCAACCCATCGAACATATCGATGTTTATATGACACCGGTGGGTAATATTCAGGAAGCAGCATATCGGTATATTATATCCGATATGAAAGCGTCATATATGTTCAAGAAAACGGCGATGGTGCGTCGGAAAGCCGCTGCTACTGCGGCTGCGGCTGCCGCTTCTCCTTCCGCGGCTTCTCCCGCCGTTAAAAAGGGTAAAAAGGCCGCTGGTGCCGCTGGTGCCGCCGCCGCCGCCGCCGCCGTCGACGATAAAACCGTTATTGAATCACCCGGATTCCCCTCTTTTGAAAATATGGATACTATTGGATACGCCATCGTCCAACGACCACTTGAAGCATTGAATATTGTATATCCGCATTCATCACTCATCGACTATATCAATGACCCCGACAGTGGTGAATTCGATGTCGCATCGTGTATCGGAAAGGAAGGTCTGCGTCAGATTATGACGTATACAGAAGGAGGTAATCCACCCACACGTCAAAACTTCGAATATCGCTCCGATTTTCTCCGGACATTTAAATTACCCGAAGACGAGAAAACGACAAAGACATCAGCCCGGATTTTCGCGCCGGAAAATATTGGGCGATATTCCGCGAAAATCAAGAGTATCTGTGAGAAAGTCCTCACAAGCGACGGTATTATACTCGCGTATAGCCAGTATATTGACGGTGGGGTTGTGCCGATCGCCCTCGCACTGGAAGAGCTCGGATTTACACGGTATAGCATTCGCGGCGGGAATTCGTCGTTGTTCCAGACCAAACCTGTACCAAGTATCGACGCAATCTCATTTTTACCGCAAAAACAGCACCAGGCACAATTCCCCAACCAACCTTTCCGCCCGGCGCGGTATTCGGTGATTACAGGTGACCCCACGATTTCACCGGACAATTTATTCGAATTGAAGGCACTTACAAGCGAGGATAATACAAACGGTGAAAATGTGAAAGTCGTTATTATTTCTGTCGCAGGTGCGGAAGGATTGGATTTCAAGAATATTCGGCAAGTCCATATTTTAGAACCCTGGTATAATATGAATTTATTGGAGCAGATTATTGGTCGTGCGATTCGGAATTGTAGTCATAAGAATTTGCCCTTTTCTCATCGAAATGTGGAATTGTATCTATACGGTTCTACATTACCTGACGAAGATATCGAGGCGATCGACCTATATTTATATCGCCTATCTGAATTTAAAGCGGTGAAAATCGGCGCGGTTTCGCGTGTATTGCGGACGACCGCAGTGGACTGTTTATTGAATATCCAGCATAATACACAAACCGCCGCACAATTAAACCAGGTTGTGAAACAACAACTCGCGTCTCGTAGGCAAATCGATTATCAAGTAGGGGCTCGTCCATTTTCCGCGTTGTGTGATTATATGGAGCGATGTGAATATACGTGTCGGCCGACATTTTCAAATGGGAAACCGATACAAGAACAGACAGAGTTGTATGGAATCGGAGACGACAGCGACGGAAGTGACGGAAGCGACGGAGGCGACGGGGACGGCAATGGCAAACGCAATGGCAAGAGCGATGTTCGCCTGGATACATTTAATGAGAAATTTATGTCGATGAATATCGATAAAATCATCCACAAAATCCGGGATTTGTATAAGGAATCATTTTTTTATAAGAAAACCGGGCCCGGCGGAATTATATCACACGTGAATGCGACACGTCCATACCCCATCGCACAAATTAATTTAGCATTAACCCAAATGGTTTCTGAACCCAATGAGTATATTACAGATAAATATGGGCGTCTTGGTCGACTGGTGAATGTGGGTATCTACTACTTATTTCAACCGATTGAATTAAACGACCAACGTGCTAGTATTCACGAACGAAGCACTCCCATTCCATATAAACACGAAAATGTGGAATATCCTCTTCCAGCAGAAGTAAGCGATAATTACCTTGATATAAAGCCGCCGAATGCGGTGGCAGCGTCGGTGCCGGTCGTGTCGGTCGCGTCGGTCGCGTCGGCCGTGTCGGCCGTGTCTAAAAATGAAGAAGTTGCTGCTGCTGTGAAGAAGATGTTACCAGCGTCAGCAGCGTCTGAACAAGAATCACCCGCCACAGAAGATGTTCAAGAGTTATTGCGAACATTAGAAGAAACATTCGAGACGTGTCGTGTTATTCACGAAAAACCCACGAAGTCACAAGAAGAGTGGTATTATTATTGTGGTAAAGCCATCGACCAAATCTCTCAAACAGAGGAGTTTCATATTACAAAAGACCGATTATATGATTTGGTTGTGGCGAATCTATTGGAACATTTATTTATCGGCGACAGCATTAAACTCATTAATTATTTATACAATAAAAATAAGCGTTCTATGATAGTTATGCGACGAGACGCGGGTGCCAGCGGTGGCGGCGGAGGTGTAGTTGGAATTCAACCATTGTCGCAATTCGAGCAAATGATTTTGAACTATTATTCACAACAAATTATACATAGGGTGCTTGGTGGAAAACGGGCTGCTGCTGCTGCTGCTGCTATGGCCGGCACTGGCGCAGCAGCAGCAGGCGGACAACCAGAAGATATGGGAATGATGCTTTTTCACGAAAAGAAGGATCAGTTTGAACTTATTGTCCTACGTTATGACACACCAGAGTGGGTTGTCGCGGAACCAGAAGATATTCGCGATTTTACATTACTTTTAGGAAAGTTACAATCGACACAAATCCAAACGATTAATATGATTGTCGGGTTTATTGCGTTCTTCAAACGTGAATACCTGATATTTAAAGTGAAAATGATGAAAAAGAAACGCGATAAGGGTGCGAGATGCGACCAATCAGGTAAAACAGATACAATTACAATGATTAATAATATTTTAATGTTATGTCCAGAAACACAAGGTGATGAATATAAACTGACGATCGAAAATACGAAGCACCGTACCCAGAAAGAATTATGTGTCTTCCAGGAATTTTTACTGCGGACCTTTCAAGCGAATAATCTAAATGGTAAAAAATGGTTTTTCACACCGGGCGAGGCATTATTGTGTAATATTGAGAAATTACATATGGAGGGTGAGTAATCCACACGAAAATATAATACTAATATAATACAACATACTAGAATTATTAATATATAATATGTCCGCATCAGGCGGTGTAGTAAAACAATACGCGTCTCTTTCAAAATATCCAGGCGGAGGCGGCGGTGGCGGCGGCGGCAGCGTCCAAGCAAAAAGCGCATTTGGTATTTATACCGCAATATTATTGACACGTAAAATACGAATCCCTTTCCAGATTATCGGGCGGAATGTAAAAGACACATTAGAACATATTCTCTCGAAAATGGTGGAAGGAAAGTGTATGGCCGAAGGATTTATTCGACCAGGAAGTGTAAAAATCCTGACATATTCCAACGGGCATTTACACGGAAAACACGCGATATTTGATGTTGTATATGAATGTCAGTCGTGTTCTCTTGTGGAAGGTGTCGTATTCAAATGTGTTGTGAAAAATATAACTTTAGCAGGTATTCGAGCAGTTTTAAATGAACCGAAAACCCCTATCGTCGTATTCGTGGCACGAGACCATCATTTCGACCGGCCTGATTTTACACGTATTCAGGAAGAGGAAGAAATACGTATTCGCGTAATAGGCCAGAGATTTGAAATCGGCGATGAGGCGATATCGGTGATTGGTGAACTCGTATAATAAATAGTATACAGTATACAGTATACGGTATATAGTATACAGTAATGTCCCACGATGATTATGTATTTACGTGTCTTCATTGCGAACAGACATTTATCATTCATATCAACGATTTCAACTGTAAAATATTGAGACACGGTGTGTATAAACATAATCTAGAGCAAATCAATCCTCACGCTACAAAAGAAGAATGTGATGCTCTTGTTGCTAGTGGGCAAATCTATGGATGTGCCGGACCGCTTCTCATTACCCAAAGCGGCGGTTCTTCGTACCGTGTGACGGTATGCGATTACATATAATAATAATAATAATAATAATAATAATAATAATAATAATAATAATAATAATAATAATAATAATGACCAGAACTGTGCCATTATTATCAAAATAATTCAATAAAATTGATAAAGATATAAACAAAATGTAATAATTGATATACCTATTGTCATTCCATTATGGCAACCCTTGTTATTCGTCCCAAAAGAAAGACGACGAGTAAAAAAACGAAGGAGGATGATGAGCAGAAGATACTGCCGCCTGCGTCGCCCGAACCCGTGCCACTGCCAGTGCCAGTGCCAGTGCCAGAACCGGAACTCCCTGTTGCGATGAGTAGTTCATATTGCGACGAGAGTCTGTTTCGTAAAGCACAAATAAAACGCACGATTACAGTTCCATTTTACAAGATCAGTCGTCACCTAATCAAGGATATAAAGAGTCTCTTACTTGATGAAATGGCTTCGAGATATGAAGGAAAATGCTCGATTGAGGGATATATTTGCCCTGGGTCGATCTCCATTTTCCGGTATTCGTGTGGAACATTATCTGCGGGAAATATCCGATATGATGTCGTCGCTGATTGCCTGGTTTGTTTGCCGGATGAACATACACAAATCAAATGTATCGCGAAAACAATTACCCAGGCGGGAATTCGTGGAATTGCGACAAAATTACAAGTGGGAAGCGTCTCGCCGATTGAAGTATTCTTGTCGCGTGATATGAATATCAGAAACAACGACCTTTTCTGTCGTGTGGAAGAAGGTGATCTCTTGACGGTCGAAATCATAGGACGACGGTTCGTATTAAATGATACACACGTGACAATCATCGCAATGTTATTACACGCGGAATGAATGTCCACGGTAATGACGCGGAATAAAATATAAAGGATCGTTCTTCAATAATGATAATAATACATTCGGCTCCACTACGTTATGGTGAAACACGCTCCAACTGACATTTCAATCGCGAGTTTAAGTAAAATGAATGAAATCCAAACGATAGCTCAGCAAGTTGAAACGAAAACAAACTACTTGATGATGCTGAAAGATGGTATTGAACGGATGCCATTTGTTCATCAAATTGAAGTGTTACGAATATTGACTGGAAAACAAGTAAATATAAATGAAAATAAAAACGGTATTTTTATTAATATTACCAAACTAAATGACACTACACTGGCACAGTTGGACGAGTATATGAAATATGTTATTAAACAAGAAGAACAACTGAACGAAGTCGAGCACCAGAAGGAACTCATCACGAAGGAGTATTTCGAGTCTAAGCTGTAGGTAGACGTAGTACACGGCATAAAGACAACCCAATCTATTATATATCCAGATCATACGCAAATCAGAGAGTATGGCAACAATCATTCCGTGTGTATATAACTCTTTTTCATTTACACGAAATAATATATTTGAAGACATTTGTAATGTTGATATTAAAAAGTATCCTGTTCAGAAACGCACGGGTAGTAGCAGTAGCAGTAGTGAACCGGTCACGCCTACAGTGACGCCGCAGCCACCGACGCTACCGACGCCACCCGAGGTGAATGTAGTATCCACATCAAACGTTCTGTATACTCCAAATGTAAAAAATGATACACTGTTATGGTGTGCTTATATTATGATTCACGGCATTGAAAAATTCGATTGTGTTGAAAATCATTACACTGAATCGAACACCTTTAAGTTCCAAATGGTGGAATATATTCGCACGAAGAAGGTGCTATTGAAACCACATAAAATAAGCGTTTCATCCGTCGAAGAGAGCCTTGTTCATAAACCATATATCAACCTGGAAACATTCCAGGCAATTGCCGTATGTTATAATCTCTCGGTGTGTATTATTCAAGACCGCAAAATCTTTGAAGTTGGGCGTTCGGATAATGACAAGAATACATTTATCTTGGAGAAAATCCGGGGCAAATTTGGAGTATATATTGGAATGGGTGTGCGTGATAAAACCGCGTTTCTGGGAAACGTAAGAGAGAAATACTGGAGTATGGAAAATATAACGTCACCTATACGTTCCATATCTGCGTATAAACTTCAGGACCTTATTGATATATGTAGAAAATTAGAAATATCTGAAACAAAGGTTGTATTGGGCGAATTTGGATCCATCGTGAGTGAGAAGAAGAAAACGAAATCGGAGTTGTATGAAGAGATAGTTCAGATGATAATGGAATGAAATGGAATGAAATGGAATCGGTGAGTGAGCCGAATGGAATGGAATGGAATCAGTGAGTGAGCCGAATGGAATGAAATGGAATCGGTGAGTGAGCCGAATGGAATGGAATCGAATGCGAACGCCCAGGATAAAATTGAAAAAATATAATAGATATATGAATAAGTGTATAAATAATTTCCTATTCATATATATAGTGGAATGCCGAGATCCTTTGCGTCATCGGATAAGCAGTCAGAATTTTCCAATATTGTGTCGTCGTATTTAGACGGTCTATTGGATAAAACCGATGGAATACCTGAATTAGAGATACGGTTTGGAACTCGCGGAAATCAACCAACCACGAAACAGAATTTTGATAATGTCATCAAGAAGTTACTGGCGTCCGGATTCAGCTTTTCCAAAAAGAACGCATATTCGTTGAAAATACAAAACGAATACGTTGATTCTCGCACAGGACAGACCAAACTGTCGCTTATTCGGGCGGAAATCCACGGAATCAATGATGTCCAGAAGTATTGTAAAACAAATATGCCGGATGAGAAATACGTATTATTCACGCAGAAGATGTATGCTCGCAAACCTGGCGCGGGGGGTGCGGGCACGGGCGCGGGCGACGGCGGCGGCGAAGCAACACCAAGACAGGACACATCCATCCATCCAGTCATCTTTGATGACTTCAATTTCAAGGTAAGTTATCAACGTGAGAAACGTATCGCAAATACTTCCACGCTCGCACGGTCGATTATAAAAACGTGGAATGATAATAAGAAGACGTTTCGATACATTAATCGTTCAACAATGATACACCCAGACCTGCCCTTTCAGATTGATTTGAGTGTCGTGAAAGAGTCACAAAGAGACCGAACCGGATATATTTCCGCTTCTACGTTTGACACATCTAAAGTTCTTGAAAGTCCCACCCGGTATGAAATTGAGATTGAGGTGAACAATGAACTCGTCGGTCCCGGGACATCATTTACCCATCCCAAATATTTACTGGATACCATACGCCGTGTCATAAAAATGGTATTGTCAGGCATTCAAGAAACGAATTACCCGGTTTCGTCGGCGGAATTACGCAATACTCAACGACGATATTATACACTTATTCATCCCGATGAAGCCGGAGCCGGAGCCGGAGCGTCCGATTCAGAGTCTGATTCCGATGAAGAGCGTCGAAGCCGTCGTCGAAGCCGTAGTGACGACGATCCTGAAGCGGAAAAGAAAGAAGAGAAAGAGCGTCACGCAAAAGAATTGGCATCGGCGGCGGCGGCGGCGGGGGAGAGTGGGCGTGGTGGAATCCAGCTACGACCCAAGCACTTTATCGGTCCGTCATCATTTACACTCCAAATGTATAATGTGCGTCCAGTAAACCCGGATTCAAAAGTTCCGAATATTCGCACGAATTATTCAGTGACTGAAAAGGCAGACGGACAACGTAAACTCTTGTTTGTCGCACCAAAAACCGGGCGTATCTACTTGATCGATACGAATATGAACATTCAATTTACCGGCGCGGTGTCTTTAAATTCCAAGTTACACAATACACTACTTGACGGGGAGCATATCATTCATAACAAAAACGGGGATTTCATCAACTTGTATCTCGCATTTGATGTTTATTACGTCCATAAGTCCGATGTTCGAGCAAGGTTGTTTTACCCGATTCACGAAGAAGAAGTTCTTACGAATTTCCGACTACCGTTGCTTATAAGCGTCGTCAAGAACCTTCAATCGAAATGTGTATCTGGTGGTGCGGAATCATTGTCTCCGATACGTATTGAGTACAAGCATTTCGAAGTCACGACGACATCGGCGGCGGCGGCGGCGGCATCTGGAGGAGGCGGCGGAAAGACCATATTTGATGGTTGCGCATCTATTTTAAGAAAGTGTGCGGAGCATCAATTTGAATATCATACAGATGGACTTATATTTACGCCACTTGACTGCGGTGTTGGCAGTAATACACGTAATGATGGGAATGCGGGACCTCTGTATAAAACAACCTGGAATTATTCGTTCAAGTGGAAGCCGGCGAATATGAATACAATCGATTTTCTGGTTACAACCAAAAAGGGGGATGATAATGAGGACCTTGTCAGTAATATATTTAAATCAGGGCTAGATATGTCACGGTCGGTTCAAATCCAGCAATATAAAACGCTTGTATTGCGTGTAGGTTATGATGAGCGGAAGCACGGATATATTAATCCGTGTGTATCTGTGATTGAAGGGCACGCATCGCAGAGTCACGGACACGGGCACGGACACGGAGCCGGGCACGGTGGAGCCGGTGGCGGGTTGTCTGTCGTAGACGAATCCTCAACCGACGCATATAAACCAGCACCGTTTTATCCTACATATCCGTATGATAATGACGCTCATATATGTAATATTATGTTACGCCCAGATGAAGCAGGTGTTAGCCAAATGATGACGCTTGAAAATGATATTATTCAAGATGAAACGATAGTTGAATTCAGTTACGATGAAACAAAACCGGTAAATTGGCGTTGGGTACCTCTTCGTGTTCGTCACGATAAGACTGCCGAGTATCGTGCCGGTGGAAAGAATTATGGAAACGCATATCACGTCGCCAATAGCAACTGGCATTCCATCCACAATGCGATTACACCAGAGATGATAATGACAGGTGAAGATATTCCTGATGAACTCGTCAATGATGATGTTTACTACAATCATTCCGCTTCGGGGGGCGGTGGCGGCGGTGGATATGATATCGGCGGCGGCGCAAAAATCAAAACACTCACCAAGAGTCTCCGTGATTTCCATAACTTATATGTGAAACGTAAGCTGATATTAAGTGTCGCAAAACCGGGAAATACACTCATCGATTTCGCGGTGGGAAAAGGCGGTGATTTACCCAAATGGATTGCGGCGAAACTCGGATTCGTCTTCGGAATTGATTATTCCAAGGATAATCTAGAGCATAAATTCGACGGGGTCTGTGCTAGGTATCTGGATATCAAAAAGACGAAACATAATGTTCCCGCGGCGATCTTTATCCACGGGGATAGCAGTAAAGAAATGCGAACGGGTCAAGCCGCAATCAGCGAGAGATACAGGTTAATCACCCGTGCGATATTCGGTGAAGGAGCCAAGGATGCGAGCATATTAGGTCGCGGTGTTTATCCGCATTACGGTCGCGCAGCTGACGGGTTTGATATTTGCTCCGTCCAATTCGCGATTCACTACTTCTTCGAAAATATCCTGAAACTTCATACCTTCCTTCAAAATGTATCCGAGTGTACAAAATTGGGCGGGTATTTCATCGGGACGTGCTTTGACGGCGTTCGTATCTTTCAGGCGTTGTCGCGTTTAGAAAACGGTGGTGAAATCAGTGTGATGGAAGGCACGGGTGGCAGTGCGGTCGGAGGCGAAAGCGACCCCCGAAAAATATGGTCGGTTCGTAAAAAGTATCACCAGGCTGAATTTGAACCGGATAGCAGCAGTATCGGATATGAAATTGAGGTGTTTCAGGAGTCCATCAACAAGAATACAGTAGAATACCTTGTGAACTTCGAATATTTGACACAATTATTAGAGAATTATGGTTTTGATTTGGTTACACCAGAAGAGGCCGCGACTACATTGACATTTCCAATGCCAGATGGAACAGAGACATTTGACGGGATGTTTCATCAGATGGAGATTGAATGTAAGCAAAAATCGCAGACGCAGACGCAGACGCAGCAGCAGTCTCGCAATGAATACGGATCTGCTCTATTTATGCGTCCTGAAGAAAAACAGATCTCGTTTTATAATCGGTATTTCATCTTTCGCAAAAATCGGAATATTAATGCGAAGCATTTGAAGAGCAGTTTCCTTACATATGCTGGATTACAAGAGGAGCAGGACCGTAGTGACCGCGGCGTATTAGATGAATCAAGTGAAAAAATCGCATTGGATAAAATAGCACGAGCATCTATTCCGATTGATGTTGCTTCAAAACCGGCAATTGCTGCGCATATTATTCAAAGCCGCGTTGATGCTCCCGCCGAGACTGGAGGAGTTGTTGTTCGTAGAACAATCAAAGCCAAGCCAAAGAGTACAAAAGCAGCGACGGCGACGACGGCAGCGGCAGCAGCAGCAGAGGCAGCAGAGGCAGCAGAAGGAGAATCCGCACCAATAGAACAGATTGAAAAGAAGATACAGAAACGAACGAAGAAGGCGACGATTATTGATGATACTTCAGTTCCTGTGGCACTACCTGAAGCTAGCACAGGAGCAGCGGCGAAAAAGGCACCGCGTAAAAAGACCGAAAAGACCGAAAAGACCGAAACAGCATCTAGTTCTGGTAAAAAAACCAAAAAGAAGACCACCGGTGAATCGGATGAGTAGAAAAATCAACTTATAACGATTTTATATTATTATATAATTACCTGTCACTCAGGATGTTTAAAAAATCGCCAAAGAATAATTATTTTTTTAATAGTAGAGAACACGCGACGGGAGCACACGCAGCGACGGCGGCGGCGACGGCGACGGCGGCACCTAGTACAATATTAGCCAACGGATCAGCGAGTTGTTCGAATCTGACCAATGTTGGATTATGTTATTATAATCATTTCACTTTACCGCAAGTAGGGTTATGTTATGATACATCATCGGGGAATTATATTCCATTGAAACTATCCGTCGAATATAATAAAACGATGAGACCGTATATTTCCGCATCAGTCTATTCGCATTTGTGTGATATCAAAGAACAGATTGAAAAATACCAAGAACAGTGGGATAATATTAAAAAGTTTACTAACCCGTATGAATATATACATACAAATGTTTCAGGGAATAAGACGAATATAAGTAAGTTGCGGCCATTATCTAGATCGTTTTATAAAATGATTGAAATTATAACGGGAAACGGTATTTTGAAACCAGACGGCCAGGATATACGAAGTAAATATCCGATAACAACGGTGCCAGATTATCGTATGGGAATAAACACATTTCATTTGGCAGAAGGACCGGGTGGATTTATAGAGGCAATTTCGTACCTTCGTGGTACTGAATACAATAAGATCCGGGCACAAGCACCATCCAATGATAGTGATACGAAGATACCGACGACGACGACGACGACGACGACGACGACTGGCGGCGGATCTGTCCAGATATTAAAACGAAACACCGAATTTCACGACGAATATATGAAAGAAATGGAACATATGAAACTTTCTCGGCGAATCTTTGAAAATTCAAAACAACCTAACGACGGCCAGGGCCATCCGCCAATTTATGGCAATGATCGTTATTATGGTATGACTCTTGTAAACGATGACCCGATATGTCCCGGATGGAAGAAAACACGCACATTTTTAGAACATAACCCAAATGTTATTATTGAAACAGGTGAAGATAAAACGGGGAACTTGATCTCGCTTGAAAATTTCCGATATTGTGCCGCGAAATACAAGAATAAAATGGATATCGTGACCGCGGATGGCGGTTTTGATTTTTCGGTGGATTTCAATAATCAGGAAAATATTGCGACGACACTTATTTTATCTGAAGTGTTTTATGCGCTTGCTCTTCAAAAGGAGGGTGGTACATTTATATTGAAAATATTCGACATATTTCATAAACCTACGATTGATATTTTGTATTTGCTGTCGTATTATTATACAAACGTCACGATAATGAAACCCTATACAAGTCGTGTTGCGAACTCTGAGAAATACGTGATATGCCAGGGGTTTAAAATCGCGGATTCGACACAAATCATTCAACAGTTCTGTGATATTTTTCCTTCGATTATAATCCCGCAAAAAGTGGCGGGCGTGAATGCCCGAGACGACGACGACGGTGACGACGGTGACGACGACGGTCGCGACAACGGTGCCGAGGATACCTTATCATCACTAGTTCCGAGAGAACACGATCTCTATTTCTTGAATAAAATCGAGGATTTAAATGCGATGATTAGTTACCAGCAAATCGAGAATATCACGTCCACATTAGCGATTATAACAAACCACAAAAATGCCGAAAAATTGGAACAATATAAAAAGACGAATATCGGGAAATGTATCGCGTGGTGTGAGCATTACGGGATCCCGTATCACAAACAGAATGTTCTTCTACAAACGACGAATATCTTTCTTCATAGGCCATAGGCCCAGGTACAATAAACGGGTCTAAATATATAATGTATGAATATGTATTATCCAGATAGTATACATATTATGCAAAACACTCTACAATTCATCGTCGGAAATATAAAAAAACCGAAAGAACGTTTCGAGACGATTTTAGAACCCTTACAAGCGGTCCTTCAAATCGGGCTTCTTTCATTTTATCCGATTGGAAGTAAACTGGCAATACATAATAATATACTTACTGTCCAAGGGCCTGGATATACTCAACAAGTGCGACGTTGGTACAACAATGATAAGAAAGAGGATGTGTTTTATTTGTATAATGTATTTTCCAGGTTTCATAAATTTTATAAACACGTCCTAGATGACGCGGG